ACCTTAATAGAGGTGATGACGTATTTGCTTTAGGGTATAATTTAGATGCGACACAGTACTTAGTTGATTATCTTAAATCTAAGTATAAAGAAGGACAAGACTACGAATTACATATCGGTAGAGGAGACACTCACCCAAATGCTGTATCTCTTTTAAACCCAGATATGGAACAAGATAAAGAATTAGGTAACTTACTAATGTCAGCTGGAGATAATGAAGAAACAGATTACGAAATCAATAGACGTGATGACTATATGGAGGGGCTATGGGCTAATATAAATGCTAAGAAAAAAGCAGGAAAGAAAGCTTCTCACGGCAATTCCAAAGCACACAAAAATGCAGTTAAAGCAGGTAATAAGTTGAAGGAACAAGATAGAGCACATAAATTATCTAAAAATGAAATTAGCCTTATAGCTCATGAAGCAGGTAAAGCTGTTATAAGTGCAATATTAAAATCTGGAGACGAGATTAGATCAGCAAAAATAAAAGATATATATGCCTCTGCTTTATCAGGAAATAGTCCAGAAGCATTTACTGTACATGTAATATATAAAAACGATAAAGAAGATGGTTACAGATTCCAAATACAAGATGATAAACTGTATTTTTTAGCACCTAATAATAAGGACATTGCTATATCAGATGTAGGTATTAAACCTTCTGGGGAAGCAGTAATAAATACAGAGTTAATTAAAAACGAAATGTTAAAATATTTCAAAAATATGAACGAACAAGATATAGAACAAAAATTTGACGATAGAGGAAAGCCTACTCACTTAGGTCATAAATTGTCAGATAAAGATAAAGCAACACTCGCTAAAATTGCTGATATGATAAAAAATGCTAATAATGAAGACTATGACTATAACGAAGGTATAGAAGACGTTATAGACCCCGCTGACTACGGAGTAATAGCTCAAAATTATTTAGATGGATTTAATAAACCTCATTCTTTAGATTTAGATCAATTAGAAATGTTAGGACGTAAAATAGTTAAGCAGCTATATAAAGGAGACTTCAAAGCAGCAATGGCTAGACATGGAGGTACAAATGTAAATGAAGAATCTGAATTGGATAAAATTACTAAAGCAATGAGACTTATAAAAAAACAAGCTCCTGCTATGAATAAACTCGATAAAGACGATCCTAAAAGAAAAGCGTTTATTCAAAATGTAGTTAAACTTAATAAAAGAGCAAAAGAACTAATAGATAAAGAAGACGGAAGAGTCTCTAATATAGGAAAAGGACAAGAGCTAGATGAAGGAAGAGGAGATTTCGACGATGTATTAAAGGCTATACAAAATATGTCTAACAATGATGATATATCAGAAAGAGACGCAGCAGCAGAAATAGTATTAGCTTTAGCAGATAAATTTCAATTACCAGTAGATAAGAATCTTGAAGATTATATGGAAGAATCAGTTAATGAATCTACTGACCTATACGATAGAAATGGCATACTAATTACAAGATTTGCTGGAGGTAAAGAAAGAGGATTAATGGTACAGATTACTATAGGAGGTAAGTATATTCATATACCAGCTAACGAGTATAACAATTTAGTTAGAGCAATGGCATCAATTAGAGATGATATTAGAGATATGAAACTTCAACAACCTGCTGATAGATATGAAGGAGTTAATGAAGCAGATGCTAAACCAATACCAGATAATATTTTACGTGGTTATAATGCTAATGTAAAAAATGCACAATCAATGGCTTCAGCTCTATTATCTCTTTTCAATCAAATAAACGATAAAGAACCTACTGATTTTACATCTAACGGAAATATAAAAAGAGTACTAAAATTACTTAATTACGTTGCTAAAGCACCAGATACAGAAACAGATCAAGGAGGTGAGCAAACAGCAGATGGATTAGATGAAGCTTCTAATTCAATACGCACCCCAGCGTATGATGAGGCAAGAGAACAGTTTTTCGATTATTTAGAAAGAACTTTAGACGCTACTTACAGAAATGCTTCAAAAGGAGCTACTGCAAAAAAATTATTAAATCCTCACAATGAAGAATTTATTACTCAAGATATCTTACCTGCTATTTTAAAAAGAGACGACCAACCCTTCCCCGCTATATTTAAACAACAGATGCTAGGAGACGAAAACCTAAGAAGAGATTTTGTACGGGTAGCTATAGAAATGTATCCTGAACCTAAAATCACTCCCGATGCTGTTAATCCAGATGGATCTGAGTATATGGGTGAAGAAGGAGATATAGCTCATGATTGTGCTAATCACGTTCTACATGAAAAATATGGACACGGTATTTGTTTAGAAGAACAGCACACTCTAGTAAGAGAAGGAAATAAACACGTAGTAACTCATTATGATGTATTTTTCAAAGAAGGAAGTAAAACAGTAAGAGATATACCAGTAAGTGAATTAAAAGTTATTACGGAATCTCACCACGGACACAAAAGAAGAAAAAAGTAAAATGAAAAAAGCTGAGTTAGAAAATATTATATTAGAAGCTTACGAAGAGGTACTTAAAGAGAGTTTACTTGATCAATTAAACGAAGAAGAACCTGAAGAAGAACCTGCACCTGAAGAGGAACCTGATATGGATGCTCCTCAAGGTACTGTTTTAGAAGATGCAACTGATAAGATATTAGGCAAATTTCCTACCTTAAAAGCAGCTCTAGTAAAACTACAAACAGAACAATTTAAAGAGTTCGTCGAGTCAATAGACTGGGTTTCTCCTAGACCAACTTCATTTAGAGTGAACCTTAAAAATGGTCAAGACTACATACTTAAATGGATGGGAGATGGATTTCAAGCTCAAATACAAGGTAAAAGGTACTATATTAATAAGATAGATGATTATCAGCAAGCATTAGATAAATTAGAATTACTTTATAGAGAGTCACCAATGAAAGGAGCTGGCGAAGGAGAACCTGCTGATGTAGACACCGGAGGCGGTGGCGGCGGCGGAGGAGACTTTCCTGGAGGAGATGACACCGGCGGTGGTGGAGGAGAAGGAGATGCTCTTGACGCTCTAGCAGGAGGTGAAGGTGGTGAAGAAGGTGGAGGAGCTGATTTATCAGATGAACCTGTAGACTTTGAAGCAGGAGAAGAACCAGACGCATAATGAACATTACAGATAAACTATATACAGAGTGGGCTTGGAGATCTAAAACAGGTACTCCTACTATGGATAACCCAGAAGACAAAGCTATTTTAGACAATTTATTATCCGAATTAGTAGAACAAGGCCCTACGAAAGCCGATATAATAGACTATATTAAAAACGCTGAATTAGACGATAAACAAATTGCTAAACTTTACCAAAGAGTATCTAACTTCGGTAATTATAGAAGTATTAAAAGTACTATGAATAAAAAAGGCTATGGTAATCTAGCTAAAAAATACTCTATACAAATACAGCAAATAATAGAAGATTTACCGAGAGAAGATGCTGAAAAATTCTCAACATATTTACAAGATGAATCTAATCAAGCAACCTTTCCAACAAATAATCACAAAGGTAATCTACTTGATACTCTAAAAAATAAAACAGGATTATCTGATGCAACTATAAGAGCTGTATTTTTTCATACCGCTCAAGATGAAAAGAAACGAGGAGTAGGGATGGGTGAAGTTGCAATGTCACTACTTTTTAAAAATGTTTCTAATACAGTTGGAGGTAAAGGAGATTTATCTATTGATGGAGGAGAATTTGAAATTAAGGGTAATGGTGCTAAACTAGGACCTAAAGGCGGTATAAGCGGTGCTGCTTTTATTAATGCATACTCTAAATTTAACGTAGTACTAGACGGTAAAAAATTTACATACGAAGGTAAAGATTATAAATTAAGTCATCTTGCTTACCTAATTAGTGATTTATTTAAGAAAGAAAATAAAGGAGATGTACTCAAGACAACCAAAGACTTTTTAACAGGAGTTGTAGGTTTACCCGCAGATAGCAGAATCAATAAAATAGATTATAGTGATCCAGCATCTATAAACCGTAATGTAGGTTTAATGCACTTTATAGACTATTCTAATAAAGAAGGATTTAGTCATTTTATGATTCATGATTTTGGTAGTGGTACAAGATTAAAAGGAGGTAATACAGGTAAATATATGTATGTAACTGGTTCTCCTGAAAGTATGGCTGAAGGTTTAGACAAGTTAGGAGTTACTTTTGAAAAAATTTCATATGTCCTCTTTAGACCTAGAATGGGATATGCAACTTCCTACTTAGGAGAAGACGAACAATAAAAGTTATGGCAAAAGATATCAAAAAGATAATTGCACAGGAATATCTTAAATGTGCAAAGGATCCAGCATACTTTATGAAAAAGTATTGTTTTATCCAACACCCTACTAGAGGTAGAATTCTTTTCGCTTTATACCCTTTTCAAGAGAAAATCTTACATTTATTTAAAGATAACCAGTATATTATTACCCTTAAATCAAGACAGTTAGGTATATCAACTTTATCAGCCGCCTACAGTTTATGGTTAATGCTCTTTCATAAAGATAAAAACGTTCTAGCACTTGCAACTACTCAAGCAACAGCAAGAAACTTAGTTACTAAGACTATTTTTATGTATGATCAGCTACCTAAGTGGTTAAGGTTAAGAGCAGTAGAAAAAAATAAATTATCTCTAAGATTAAAAAATGGCTCTAAAATTACTGCAAAATCTTCAAACGCTGATGCTGCAAGATCTGAAGCGGTATCGCTACTATTAATAGATGAGGCGGCATTTATCGACAATATAGATGAAACATATACTGCTGCTCAACAAACATTAGCTACCGGTGGACAGTGTATGGCACTATCTACTCCTAACGGAATAGGTAACTGGTTTCATTTAACTTGGGAAAAGGCTGAAACAGGAGAAAACTCCTTTTTACCTATAAGATTACCTTGGACAGTACATCCTGAAAGAAATGAAACTTGGCGACAACAACAAGACAGAGACCTAGGTCCTAGGATGGCCGGTCAAGAATGCGACTGTGATTTCTTATCCTCAGGAGATACAGTATTTGAACCTGAAGATATATCTTTTTATGAAGAAACATACCAAAAAGACCCTATGGAAAAAAGAGGAGTTGACGGTAATTTATGGATTTGGGAAGGAGTTGACTACAGTAAGTCATATATGGTTGTAGCGGATGTAGCGAGAGGAGATGCTACGGATTACTCTGCATTTCATATATTTGATATAGAAAACTGTGTTCAAGTAGGAGAATATAAAGGTAAAATATCTCCTAAAGACTTTGGAAATGTACTGGTCGGAATTGCAGCTGAGTATAATGATGCTTTATTAGTTATAGAAAATGCTAATATCGGATGGGCTACTATAGAACAGGTAATGGAAAGAGAATATAGGAATTTATACTATAGCCCTACTAATAATAGAGACACAGTAGAGTCATATATGAATAAGTTTGAACGTGATAAACTAGTACCTGGGTTTACTATGTCAGCTAAATCACGTCCATTAGTTATTGCTAAAGCAATCGAATATATTAGAGAACATTCAGTACACGTACAGTCTAAAAGGCTAATGGCTGAAATGAGGGTATTTATATGGAAAAACGGTAAAGCACAAGCTCAAGATAGATATAATGATGATTTAATTATTTCTTTTGCAACTGCTTTATATGTAAGAGATACTGCGTTAAGACTAAGACAACAGGGTATGGACCTAGCTAGAGCGTCATTATCTTCGTTTACAAACCTTAACGCTCAAAATAAAGCTGTGATAAAGACAGTTGGAAATCAAGTAAAAAATCCTTATATTGTTAATACACCAGGGGGCGAACAAGATATCTCTTGGTTATTAAAATAGACTATTTATAATTAAAACGTACTTTAATGGCGGATAAATCACTATTTGGTAGACTTAAGACACTTTTTTCAAACGACGTAGTAATAAGAAACGTCGGAGGAAAAGAACTTAAGATTGCTGATGTAAACAAAATACAGAATACTGGTAGATATCAAACTAATTCTCTAGTAGATAGATTTAGCAGACTTTATATCTATAACAATAAGAATATTTATAACCCTAATATTAACTACCAGACATTAAGAATTCAACTATACTCAGACTATGAAGTAATGGATACTGATCCAATCATAGCATCTGCTCTAGATATTATAGCTGACGAAGCAACAGTTAAAAACGATCAAAACGAAATATTAGCTATTCAATCTTCTGATGAGAATATACAAAGAGTACTTTATAATTTATTTTATGATGTACTTAACATTGAATTTAATTTATGGTCTTGGACTAGAAACATGGTAAAATATGGGGACTTCTTCTTAAAATTAGAGATTTCTGAAAAGTTTGGAGTATACAACGTACTTCCTTATACTGTATACCACATGATAAGAAGAGAGGGAGAAGATCCTGATAATCCTTCTAAAGTAATCTTCCAGTTAGACCCAGATGGATTAGCATCTTCACAGAGTACTAATTACTTACCTAGAAGACGTAAAAAGAACCAAAAAATTATAGATTTTGACAATTACGAAATAGCTCACTTTAGATTAATATCTGATACCTCTTACTTACCATACGGTAGATCATACTTAGAACCAGCTAGAAAGATATATAAACAAGTTACTCTAATGGAAGATGCGATGTTAATTCATCGTATAATGAGAGCTCCAGAAAAGAGAATGTTCTACATTAACGTAGGAAACGTTCCACCAAATGAGGTAGAGCAATTCATGCAAAAGACCATTAATTCAATGAAAAAGACTCCTTATGTAGGAGAAGATGGTCAATACAACCTTAAGTTTAATATGCAGAATATGATGGAAGATTTCTATCTACCTGTAAGAGGAGGAGATCAATCAACTAGAATAGAAACTACTAAAGGATTAGATTACGACGGTACTACTGACGTTAATTACCTACTTAACAAAATGTTTGCTGCTCTAAAGATACCTAAAGCTTATTTTGGATATGAAGGAGATCTAAGCGGTAAAGCTACTTTAGCAGCAGAAGACATAAGATTTGCTAGAACAGTAGAAAGAGTACAGAAGATTATGGAATCAGAGCTTACTAAAATAGCTCTAGTACATTTATATTCTCAAGGATTCTCTGGTGAAAGTTTAACTAACTTTGAAAT